CCCATTAATATTTTTCCATCAGGTTGTATAACAATATCTCTAACACCATTTGATGAATTCACATCAAAACCATAATTAAGTACACCATCAATAAATGATGTATCAAGTGTACCCGCAGTAAATGGTGTTGAAATCCCCATCATTCCTGAAATAGAACTTAAAGATACTTGTTTTGTACCACCGCTACTTGAAACTGTGTTACCAGTACTTCTACTTTCCAATACTGACCTCTCAACTAAAGTTTGTGCCGAGAAAGGAACAAATGGTTTTTGTATTACAGGATTTGATGGTTTTGGTCTACTATTATTAGTAGGAACCTGTCCACCATGATTTAATTGTTGATAATTAACAGTACTTCCACTTGTCAAACCTGAAAAGTAGGATAAATATTTTGTTTTAAAATTTGAACCTGATGCCATCTTTATTTTTCTTTATAAATATCAATAAATAAAAAAAGGAGACCTAAGTCTCCTTTTAAATAAAATTTTTTTTACTATATTAGTAAATCACTTTCTTAATAATTTCCACACTTCCATCACTATGGTGAATATGGATTACATAAAAACCTTTTTCAAATATTGCTTCATCAATATTGTTATATCTAACAGGTTTGTCATTCAACTTATATAGATTAGTCACCTCAACAAATTCAACATCGTGAACTTCACCTGTAGTAAGTCTATTAACAACAACTGTTGCTACATTATTATTTGGATTAATATCGGTTGTTGACCCATTAATAAAATACATTCTTATTCTAAACGTATTTGTTCCTCCTGGAGGAATTGCACAACTTGTTGAGCTGAAACAAACCTGTGTTGCCCAAGCACTATTAATTCCACTTGGTAAATAAACTGATTGGCCGGGTAATAATGTACCAGTCCAAGAGTCAATAACCTCACAATTGGTTGTTGTTGTACAAGTCATCCATCTTTTACCAATTGCAAAACTTGTAATGGTTGCCGAACCTGTGTTGGTAATTTTAGGTCTATAATTAAATGTAGTTTGAGTTGGAGTTAAATTAATAACTGATGTTGTTGGCATATCAAAAGAAATTGCAACGTCAGTTAATGCAACATTTGGGTCAATTAACAAATAAGATGTCATACCCAAATTATCTGCCGTAGTTGACTCGGTTACAGGATTAACATAGTTTGCTTTAATCAGAATGTTTCTTACACCAGGTGACGAAGGTGTAACATAAGTAATAGTTTCAACTCCTGTAGAAACTCCCCCACCCAAAGTTGTGGTATCAGTTCCAATAACAGTATCATCACTATCACCCCATACAGTATTAACTGAAGAACGATATTGTAATATTACATTAACCGCACTTAATGTTGGGTTTGTTGTAGTTTGATTACAACTAATTGTAATTGTTCCACCCATATTAAGTGATGCAGGTGTTACCGTAACATTCTGTATTGAGAAGTTATGGTAACTTGGTGGTGGAGGTGGAGGTGTCCCACCTGGTGTTGGTGTTAAATTAATCGCATCTTTTAAATTAATTCTACCATAACCAAGTTCATTACTTCTTGTTCCGTAAAGATATCCATTAACTGAACTATACACATATCCACCAACTTTCTCACAACTTTGAGATAATATACTTAATACTTCATCATCCGTTAATGTCCAGTTTTTATAGAATATGAATGCCGCGGCCGCCGCGGTTATTGGACAAGAAAAAGATGTTCCACTAACTGTTGTATAATCAGTTGAATTATATCCATCGGCACCAACTCTATCAGTTGTAACGATTCCCGCGCCAGGTGCAGATATATCGCAAATTGCACCATAGTTTGAGAAACTCGCTCTTGCATCTGCCGAAGTTGTTGCTCCAACACCCCAAACATTTACATATTGGGCAGGATATTGAGCGGCAGTTCCCGATGAATTATTACCTGAAGAGGCAAATACACACATACCTTTTCCATTTCTGGCATTTGTTCTTGCTGAGGCAAATGCTGCTTCAAGAGATGAATAATAACCATCACCACCATAAGACATTGCAATTGCGACACAATTAGGGTTAGCCATTGCTGCATTCACCGCAGAAATTTGAATTGTTGATGATGTTGCAAAACTACCACCAGCATAAACCGCTGACATAATGTTAACGGGCATAACCTTAACCCTGTTATTACCAACACTTGACACACCAAGACCGTTGTTGGTTACCGCAGCGATTGTTCCTGAACATGCGGTTCCGTGTTTGTCTTCAGAATTAACATAAGGGATTGTTGTTGTTCCATTAACAGCATTAAATGGTGATTCGGTATTACCAAATAAATCAGGATGACTTAAATCAAGTCCTCCGTCAAACATTGCAACACTAACAGTTGAATTAGTTGATGGAACCAAATCCCAAGCTTCATCCGCGTCAATATCCTTATCATTTGATTGTTTTAAATGCCAAGAATAAATAAATTGAGCATCGTTTGGTAAATAGTCCCTATGCATTATCATTTTCTCATCTTTCCAAACATTCTTGATAAAACTAAAATTTTTACAAATAGATAGAAACCTATCTTGAGAAATTTCTTGAGGTAACAAAACAACATACCACCCGAGCTGGTCAAATTTTGTTACGATTTCAGCGTTATTCCCGTCAATAAACGCCTCGGTTAATGATTCCATACCAATTTGTGGAACCACAATCATTTGTCTGTCTGTATTTTTGGACAAGTCATATTGACTATGACCAAAAATAAACGAGAAAACAAACAGTAATGATAAGATTACTTTTTTCATTTTTTATAATTGTTTAATTGTTTATTATCATTTGACCTTGTAATTGTTATAGTCAGACGATTTTGGCTCTTCATTTTTGAAGAAATATTTTTCTTGTTTATTTCCGTACGTAATAATTTTTGTGAATGAATCAGGTATGGTTGCTCCCGTAGACAAAATAGTTGAATTTTTACTATAATTAATCCTGATTTCAATTGAGACCGTATTGATTTTTGCAAGCTCCCGTTCATGGGCTTCAAGCAATCTCCATACTCCACGATTGAGTTTTTCGTGTTGGAGAACACAATTTAGATATGAGAAACTTTGTTTTAGGTGTTCTTTATTGCAATTAAAGTCAGCCGCCGGAGCCAAATGACCTTTATCGTATACATTATTTTCATAATCCTCATTTGTTGAGGTGACAATTCCCTTAACAGGAAAAAAATCAAGACCTTTACGAGATATTGTACCGTCAGTACATAATACCGTATATTCAACCCATTTTGGTTGTTGTAACTTTTCAGAATAAACCACATCAAAAATAGATGTTGTCACATAAACTGAATCTCTAAGTTGTGCATTTGTTAGTAATGGTAGAAAAAACAATAAAAATAAAAACCTCATATAATAAAAACATTTACATATAAATATCTTTATATAAGTTTGAGTCTTGTTGTACCAAACTATTTTATGTCGTTACATATTAAGGTTTTGTCTACATATTAAAATAAGATTAGAGCGAAACAATTCTAATCAATAAGGTGAGATGGAAGACGATTAAGATACAAATCTCACCTTTCTTTTATATAATTTTATTTGATTTTCTTATATTTTCTTCACCCCACATAGGTTGGAGATTATTTAATGACCAACATTTCATGAATTCCTCGTCACCGATTTCTTGAATATTGTGACGTGATATGGGTAATACATGGTCTACGTGCCATTTCCCGTAGTTATCCCAATTCATTCCATCTTTAAACTGTCTCTCCAAATGGACAATTAAATCTTCAGGTGAATATTTTAAAATCTCAAAATAATGACCGTTTTTTTGCACATTATTTTCTTTTAAAACTTGGTAAATTGCAGTTCTGAAATTATTGATTAGTTTATAGATGGGGTCGTTATGTTTACGAGTTTTTTCGTAAGTTCTTTTAACTTCACGGATTCTATCTATATTCTTTTCTCTATATTCTTTCAAATAATCTTTCCTATGTTCTTTGTTCTGCTCATACCAATTTTTAGTCTTTTGATTCATATACTCTTTATTATTGTCCCTCCATTTTTTATCCGCAACTTTTTTACCCCCAATAAATCTTCTACCTGATTGACCCATAGTAATTCCATTCTCCTTTAAGACCCTTAAAATCGTGGGTTTACTTAAACCTGTTTTTAGTGAGATAGTATGAGAACCTAACAAGTCATCATTATACATTTTAAGTATATCAAATAATTCTTTTTCGGTAGGAATATATTTCTTCATATAATATAAATATAAAGTATTTTACCAAAAAATCTATAGTTCATTAAAAAAAATAAAAAAGGTCAGATTTCTCTGACCTTTTTAATATTACTAAGATATTGATTATCTCAATTCTCTTAAATCAAATGTACGAACACCATCAATTGTAATACGTCCGTAGAAGCGATTATTTACCATTTTTTTCGCGTAACGTGTCATGATACCTTTGATAGGTGTGAAGTTGAATGGATTGTACATAGTAGGAGTTAATTGAAGTGGTACATACGGTGCGTAAATGTAACCAGTATCAAGTAACGATGTGCCTTTGTGACCAATCAATACTTGGTTTGGTGGGAAGTATGGGTCACGATATACTTGGTAACGACCAGCTAAAGTACCCACTCTTTCAATACCCATGTTGTATTGGTCTTGCTCAGGAGACGCATTTGAAACGTGGAAATATTCCAAGTCATCAAAGATTGCTGAAACTTCAGATGAAACTACAATCCAGTTAGCTCCACCACGAAGAGTTGACTTGTGGATTTGAGCGGACAATTGGTTAATTGCAGTAATCAATGTTTGGTTCCAATCTTTCTGAGTGTAAGATGTAGTTTGAGAAATTCTTCTCCAACCGTTGTAGTCCCAACGTAAGTTCCAAGCGGCCCCCTTACGAAGGTCACGAAGAATTTCACGGTCAATTTCTGCAGCTACTTGCTCTGACAATAAAGCCGTCAATTCAGCTTCAGCGTCAATGTTGTGGAATGCCGCAACGTCTTGAGCAAGTTCTGGAGACCACTGAGCTCTTAACTTTCTTTCAGAAACTGAAACAGTTACAGACTCAAGGTCAAAAGAAACTTCACCGATTTGGTCTTCAAATTCTAAGTTCTTATAACGTCTGAATACAGCGTTAAAGTCGTTAGCGCCTAAACCTGAAATAGTAGTACCTGTGTAACCATCTAAAGATGTTGAATCACAAGTAGCACAGATAGGACAAGAAAGGTCAACTTCTAAATAGATACAACCTGTTGGGTCACAAATATTGTTAAAGTAACCGTTATTACCGTCAGCAGGCCAAGGAGCTTGTGTACGAGTAGTTAAACCGTTAACGATACCTTGACCGTATTGTTGAGTAACAACTCTGAACAATAACGAATTAGGTGCAGTACCTACATCACCTAATACGTCACAACCACCATCACCTTTGAAGTCATTTGTTGCGTAAATTCTCAAATCAGACAAGAAAGTTTCTGAGTCATACTCATTACCATCAGGACCGATAAGTTTACCGTTACCCATGTTTGCGAAACCGCACAAAGAAACGATAACTTTTCTAACGTTCAAACCTTCAAATTCATTAGTGTAATTAATCAAAGAACCATTTGACCAAACTTGTACTGTTGTAGTCTGAGTAATTGCTGACCATTGACCTTTTGAGTAGTCAAATAAACCTGGAGGGTCTAATTGACCTTCATTACCTTCATAGAACAAATCATAAAGGTTCTTTTGATATTGGTTACCAGCAACATAACCGGCACTTGGGTCACCAGGGTAGTTACCAGGTGAACCTACAGGTGCGTTGTGCTGACCTGAATTACCTGCGTAACCGTTTGTAGCGTCAGGATTAACTGCGTATGGAGTACCACCGCTATAAGCCTGAATCTTTGGTACGAAGTAGAACAATTTACCGATAGGTAAGTTCATAGCTTGTACTGATACGATTTCGTTAGCAAGTAACTTAGAGAATACACGTCTAACGATTGGGAATACAACAGTTTCAAATGAACCTGAAGAACCGTCAGAAGTTGCTTCGTTAATCAAGTGGCTCGCTTGGTTTTCATAAAGCTGAGCTACGTTCTCTTTTAGGTGGCCCTTAAGACCTTCAAGGAATCCTAATTTATCCCATTTGTTGATAGTATCTTCTTTGATAACTTTAAGGTGCTTAATACCAATGTTACCAACAAGACCTGATTCTAATAATGCTCCCATTTTGTTTGGTTTTTATTTAATTTTAAGTTTATTTTAATTTTGACATCAAGTCTTTCATTCTCAGGAATTGAGGATTTTCATAAGTTTTTGACTCAATTAAGTTAACCGCCGAACCTGTAGCCGGAGCTGATTCAATTTTACGCTCTATTGACTCGTTCATTGGTTGACTTTGTACTGTTGAAAGTTCATCCTTGATGGCTTTATACAAATTCTTTGATTCTTTAAGAGTTTCAACACCATCAAATCTTTTCAAGATGTTAATTTTTTCTTGCTTAGATGTTGAGTGTTCAGTGAATAAACGTGTTGCGTATGCCAAGTTTGAATTGAATACTGCAACTTCGTTTAATTTATTTCTGAACACGTTAAGTGCCTTTCTGTACTCTTCGTTTTTCTCTCTAAGAATTTGTAATTCAGAAGAATCTACAGACTCAACTTTTAAGTGACGTGGAGCGGCTTTAGGTTTGTTTAAACCTTTTCTACCCCATCTCTTACCACTACCAAGTGTTCTTGATGCTTCTTTTGTTTCCACTTTCTTTGGCTTGTGTTTAAATTCGCCATCAAGAGTTTCCTTATCTTTGTATACATTAACTTTTTTAGCGTTACCTGTACCCATAGTTTTGTCGGCACTCTTTTTAACAACTTTAAAACCTTCGCCTTGATTTGGATTTTTACTATATGAGAATTTTGGTTTACCCATACCTTTACCTTTTGCTTTGAATGATTTTTTAGACTCCTCCAAAGATTCATTGTATTCTTCATACTCTTCCTCTTCTTCTTCGTCGTCATCATCTTCTTCATCAGACATTTCAATTTCGTACATGATTTCTTCTCCTTCTGAGAATTCTTCATCATCAAAATCCATTTCTTCCTCTTGGTCATCGTCTGATTCTTCATCATCAAAAGACATTTCTTCTTCTTCGTCGTCCGACTCTTCATCATCCCACATTTTAGAAACAATGTCATCAATAGATTCGTCAGTAGACCAAGATTCTTCCATGGTATTCATAGATTCATCTTCTTCAGCTTCGTAGAATTCTTCTTCCATGTCAGATTCTCCTACTATCATGTATTCATTTTCTTCATCCTTAAGGTTGATGTTTCCGGCATCGTCTTTTGTTACGATAATGTTATCATCAGGTCCCATAAGTTGGAATACACGAAGTACTTCTTCGTCTGATTTGTCGGTAAGGTCAATAGGTTCTTCCATATCTTCCTCTTCGTCGTCAGTATCCATGTCCATACCCATATCCATGTCTTCAGAGTCCATTTCGTCCTCGTCACCCATTTCAGGTCCTTCCATGTCAACATCAGTCATTTCAATCTCGTCTTCTTCTTGTTCAGATAGAGATTCTTTTACTAATTCTTTGATTTCTTCCTTCATAGTAGAAGCAAGTATTCCTTTTGCATTTTCAGCAACCGCTTCTTCCAAATTTTTCATTTGAATGATTGCTTCCTCAACAATTGATTTTTCTTTTGCCATTTTTGGTTTTAATTTTTTATATAAATATTGTAGATATTCAAAAAAATTATCAATATTTGATATTTTGAATTAAATAAAATAAAAAAAGGAGGGATAAACCCTCCTTTTCTTTCTTATTGTTATATTAAGATTATTCTATCACCTCATCAATCTTACTTTCAACAATTGCGGTTATTCTCCAATCTTCAGAATAATTTTCAAAAACTTTAGTCACTTTTGCTTCTACATCTGTTGGTGAATAACCTTTAACTAATTTTTCTTGTCTTAGTTTTTTAATTTTACCTGTCTCTGGGTCAGGCATGTCTGTTGTAATTTTTGCTACAAAATATTTTTCGTCCATTTTTATTATTTTTAGTACTTCAAATAATCGTTCAATTTTTTCATTAAGTCAAGTGATTTGTTTGAACTTTCACCGGAAACTCTTTGGGCCTTCATTTTATTCTCTTCCTCTAAGTTTTCTTCAAAATTAAATCTATCATTTGGTTCCAAGAATAAATAAGCGCCAGGTGTAGACGGTGACCATACGAGGTCAAAACAGATTAATTCAAAATCATCCTGAACTTCATTTTGTTCTCCCACTTTTTTTAATGACCCAACACCACGAGATGATATACCTAAAGTAACACCTTGTCTTAATAGATTCGCTGCTTGGTCTCCCTTGGTTGAAACGATTCCTCTCTCATGAAACCCTGGTGAAGTTAATAGTTTTAATTTACCCATTAAAACAGGACCTTCCCACCATATTTCGGTTATCGCATGTGAAACTCTATCTAAATCAACAAGTGAAGACTCAGGGTGATTAAGTTCAGATAACGCAATACCCTTATCAATCATTTTTTTATAATTTTCAGACTCTCTCTTTAATACTTTTTCAGGGTATATTCTACCATTTCTATTTGGAGTATTGTACTTTTGTAATACCGCGTAAAACTCAAATGGTTTTGAGTGGTCCAACATTCCCTTAGACTCATGTATTAAATCTACATTACGTCGTTCAGTTGGTGATATATACCCCGCGTCGTACTCAACAAGTATTCCCTTTCCGATTTGACCGGGTTGTATGATTTGATGATTCATCTTTAATTTTTCTTTATAAATATTAAAGATTATCGGTTTCTGTTTTTTCTACCTTAGTTTTTTTAGTTTTGGTTAAGTGAAATTTAAAATTTTCGTTATTTGTGAAATTATCTTGAAACACTTGTTTACATACTTTCTTTAACGCATCTTTTATTCTTTTTGATTTAAAATCGGTTTCCGAACCTGATAAATAAAAATTAACTTCTAAATTTAAAAATGATTTTTTTCCTTTTTGTAAACCGCTAGACCTTAAATCCAAATCAACTATAAATTTACTATCAAATAAAATTTTATCTAATGATTCTAAAACTGAGTGCTTTATAGACCTGCTTAAATTTAAAACTATTCTATTCCAATTTTCTGAGTTTATTTTGGGGTCAACCCATGTTTGAATGTTGAGGTATAATGATTTGAGATTAACCGAATCAACTGTGCCATATATTACCTTGGCTGTTTTGAACCCCTGAATTTGTGAGGTCTTCCCCTTTTTCATCAACTTTTCATATTATACAAGTTTATTTTTAAAAAAAATAAGTATATTTGTACCGATAGTCAAAAAAAACTCATTTAAAGATATTTCTTATATATGATAATCGTTAAGTTAGATAAACATACAAATATTGAGAAGGCACTTAAAATTCTCAAGAGCAAGGTTATTAGAACAAAACAAACTTCTGAGTTGGTTAATAGAAAAGAATATACCAAAAAATCCGTTAAAAAGAGAGATATTCTTAAAAAGGCCAAATACGTTCAAAAAATGAAAGATTCTAACAATTAAAGACTTTCGTTTAAGCTCTTTAATCTAAAGAATGACAATTTAGTATACGTCTCAGAATCAATTTTTGTAATAGTTTCTTCAACTTTATTTAAAGTGTCAGTATCCGGTGCACTTTCTTTTAAAGTAGATAATTTTGATTTAACCTCGGTTTTAATTGACTCAAATTGTGGCTCTAATTCAGAATCCTCCGTCCTTAAAAATTTAATTAATTCCTGTTTATCCGACTCATTTAAATTTTCAACATAATTTGAAAACGTTTTATTAGCAATATTAACCATAGTCGATATTGGTAAATTAACCGTATCTGTCTTTTTAGTCTCAGGGGATTTAATTAAATTCTCAGAAATAATTTTTTTACTTTTTAAACGAGATTCAATTGTTAAAACATCAGTTGAAAATAGATTATCAATGTTCTCATATTTGTTATTACACTTAACATTTGAAACCCAAGATTTCAATTTAGAGATTGTTGATTCGTCAATTTTATTTATGGTGTTTTCATAAACTGTAATACACTCATAAATGTAATCATTAACCAAAGATTCATTCAAACCTTTATTCGTGCTCATCTCATCATATAGATAAAACAATTTACTAATATTTTTATTACCCAAAACCAAAGACTTAAAAGTCTTCATTTCAGATTTAAAAGTATTGTTAGAATAAGATTCAAGTAATTTTTCTTCAATCTTTGATTTAATATTTCCGAACTTAATCATTTTCTTTTTTTATTATAAATATCAATCTCTAAGAAGTTTTTTCAATTGGTTTTCCATTTCTCCTAAGGAATTTCTTGCTTTAGATAAATCTATATAAGAGTCTTCCTCAAATAGTGAGTCAGATTCTAATAAAATATTTAAATTATCTCTATTTTCTGATTCCGGAGTTATTCCAGCCTCACCTCCAGATGGAGGTGGTGGAGGTGGTAATTCAGCACCTTCAGGCTCAGGTCCTAATCCTCCCATTTCACCTCCTGGAGGTGGTGGAGGAGTAGCTTCCGATGATGCAGTTGCTCCTGAACCAGGCCCTCCATATAATTTATCAACATTATCAAATACACCTGTGTGAGCAATAATTGTTGCGGTATTTGTTAATTCAGCACCAACCGCTTTTTCAATTCTTTGTTGTTGTAAATCAAGTTTAATTTCTTCGTCAGATAATCCTAAAATATGTTTTTTTGCCCAAGAAACAGAAACCGGTGCAATACCTTCGATAGCAGCAACCGCGTCTTTATAAAGTAATATCTTTTCTTTCCAAACGTCGATTTTAAGTAAATCGGCTTGGGTGGATGGATTTGTTAATCCTAATGTAAAGTTTGATAATTCATCTTCAAACCCTAATAAGAAAAGGTGAATAATTGCAATTTTATTCATTTCCGCAATCATACACTTTTGAATTCTGTTAATTGTACGAGCAAAACGGATATCTTGCAATGATAAATTTTTACCTTCACCTACAACTTCCTCAAACCCTAAAAATGCTTTTGGTACACGAAGTGCAGTTAATAGTTTCTTTTGGATGTACTCAATATCGGCAATCTCTGATAGATTTTGAGCACCTGCTAATGTATCAATAGGATTTGGTGCTGTAGCGTCACGAACAGGAATAAAGTAATCTTGGTCAACCGCCATTTGATTGAATCTCATATCTACATTACCTGTTTGACTATCAACAACTTGACTTCTTTTAAATTTGTTGGCAACACGTTGTACATA